AGAATTTCTCCGAGGACGTCATTGTACCTCGAAAGCCACTGCGGTGTGATTGCCCTGCGCAATGAAATGTAATTTGCCAGAATCCATGGCTTAACCCGATGAAAAGGGTGGAACCCGGGGGGGTAATGGTCCCCGGTCAAAGTAATACAAAGGAGTTGCATCGGCAACAGTGAAGTGAATAGTGGTCCCCAAACGAGTGACTACCGGATCGTAATAGGGTTCGAATCCCTTCCCGGCAGGGTTGAAGAAGGAGTGTGTAGTGCGGGATGACTAGGAGAATTCTGGGCACCGGTTAACCGAGCCAGACGACGCTACAGGAAGTTCGAGCTGAGGAAGCAACTCTCTTGTAAGTGGTCAAAGACCGGATCGGTACACGTAAGTGTACCGGTCAACTACCCCCCTATGGAGGGCTCAGAGGTCGGTGAATCTTTGAGTCAAACCGGGTCGTTCAGTGCTTTGTGCAAGCAGAGCATGTGGAGCGTTGGGGTGGGGGTGTCGTCCCGGCACGCAGATTAGGGATAATGTTTTGTGGTGGAGACCACGTAGTTACATGAAAAAAAGAACAACGACAAACTCATCATATCAAAACCTTTATGCGACACACAACGAAGATGTTTAAGCGAAATAAGACATCTGACGCTCTCGTGTGCCGATGGGTGGAAGGAGGTAACATCGCATATACGCGTGCCCTTTCTCATTCCTCCTACCAAGCTATCCTGGTTCTGGATGACATGCGCCGCCTATTGAATAGCTCCTACTTCGGTGGGAAGGCTTTTCTGAGAGCGGTGCCGATTGTCGGTCCGGAGAACGGAAGTGAGGTAAAGAACGTAAAGCAGTTTTGTGGCGGACTGCTAGACCGTTGTCATCATCCCTGGAAGCTTGCCATCAGATCAGGCCACCTGAGTTTGCGACTCAGGCTATCTGTAGCATCCAGCATATTTTCTGTCCGGAAGTTACTAGGAAGTTCCAAACCCTGCCCCCGTCTGTATGCAAAACAGATGGGGAAAGAGTCCCCCCCTCTCGATCGCGAATTCGCTGCCTTTTGTAAAAGGGAGGTTGAGCGTATGTTCGAGCAAGGGTGGGATCGGGGTTATTGGAACCAAGTAGCAACTTTCACTCCCCCAACGAAATCCAATCGCCGTAAGAAGCAATTGGGCACTTATCGGGAGCTGGCCGCTGGTGATGAACAAGTTCGCAAGGACTTTCTAGTTCACACAGCCTCCGGCAAAGTACACGAGGCGATAGATAGAAGGGTAAGGGCAACAGCGGTTGATACCGGTGGCAAATGGCGCGTTATTACGCTGTCAGATCACCGGCTTTCTCACTTGCTGCCCCTTCATCACGTATTCTATAATCGCTTGTCAAAAGAAAATTGGCTTCTTCGTGGTGAAGCTACCGAAAGTGCCTTTAAAGGCTTCGAACGTGTGAGAGGAGAGAAATTCGTTTCGGGCGACTATGAGTCGGCGACTGATAACCTGAATATTTGGCTTTCCAGGCTAATGTTGAGGACGGTACTCAGTCGCGCCACTCACGTCCCGACTGGCATTAGGGACGATGCTATGGATTCTTTGTCCATGACCTTTGTAGACAATGCAGATGTGGAAATCTGTGTCCAACGCAAGGGCCAATTGATGGGCAATCCTTTATCGTTCCCTTTATTATGCCTGGCGAATTATCTCACTTTTCGTTACGCCGTGAGGAGGTCTGTCCCTGTGAAGATCAATGGTGATGATATTGTCTTTCGGGCGACTCAGCCAGAGGTTGACAGCTGGTTCTCTTTTGTAGGGAGATCCGGTCTAGTTGTCTCTGCGTCTAAGACGCTCGTTAGTTCAAGATGCTTCTCGTTGAACTCGACATACTTCCTCTCTACTCACGCGGGCGCACTTTTGTGCCCTCATTTCCGTTCCTCCGCCGTACAAAAGAAATGCGAGGATATGGGGGCCCTCGCGGGCCGCGTGATGCAAATTAAGAGAGATCTCACGGCGGGCGCCATGCGGAATTTAGCATTGAAGACGTTGTTGACGAGGAATCTTCATGTTATTTATCCGGCGCAGGGGAGTTTCGAAAGGCGGTATTCTGTCCACATTCCTTCGGGAGTACTGAGGATGACGGGATTGGATGATCGGGAGTCTTTTTACCAAGGACTTCCCGACGAACCAAATCCTCTTCCGAAGTATCAGGAAGTGCGGCAGCAATCGATACCGTTGACGTGGAAAAAGGAATCGCTTGCTCCAATGAAGTACCAGAATCGGGTTCCAGATGACGAGGTGGCCAAAACCATGGTCGATCGCGCTTGGACAGAACCCATTATCAGGGAAACAAAGGAGGAGTACTGGTCGAGAGTCAGGGACAAGAGTCGTAAGTATATTCGATTTGGGGGTGTTGCCCTCAAAATATACGCTAAACTCAATAAGGTCAAGTTTGTCCCTTCCCTCAAGCGATTCCCAGAAAAGAAAAAAATATGGACAAAGGAGAGTGAGGGCGCGTTTAATGTGCCAGTTGCCTTCGTGCTGGGCGGTGTGGTCGGGTAAGACCTAGAATTTCTCCGAGGACGTCATTGTACCTCGAAAGCCACTGCGGTGTGATTGCCCTGCGCAATGAAATGTAATTTGCCAGAATCCATGGCTTAACCCGATGAAAAGGGTGGAACCCGGGGGGG